ACAACGTCCTTTACCGCTAAGCAAGCTGCAGAGGCGCAGGAGAATTTGGCTCGGGCCGGATTCAAGACAAACGAGATCATGGCAGCGGTGGCCCCAGCGCTGAATGCGGCTGCTGCTGAGGGGATGGATCTAGGCACGGCAGCTGACATTGTGGCGATGAACATAAAGGCGTTTGGCTTAGAGGCTACGGACGCAAGCCGAGTCGCCGACACACTCGCTTACGTCTCGGCTAAAACAAACACCAATATGGTGCAGTTGCAGGAGGGATTGAAGTTAGCCACGAAGACCTCGATCCCGTTGGGCATCTCGTTGGAGGACACGGCTGCGACCCTCGGACTGTTCGCAGATGTCGGCTTGAGAGGAACGCTTGCGGGCACCGGCTTTACAAACGCGATGCTGAAGATCAGCAAGGCAGCGAAGCGCGGCCACGTTATGGTCGGAAAGCACCGTGTTGCGGTTGAGATGCTTAATGAGTCGCAGGTCGATGTTAAGAGCACAATGCTAGGTATCGTAAAGGAGCTGACCAAGATCAAGGACCCGCTAAAGCGCACGTCAGCTGGCATGAAGCTGTTTGGTCTGCGTGGGATGAGTATAGCTACAGCTTTTGGAAGGATGAGCGAAGAGAAGGCAGAGTTGCTATTTGTGAAGATGGCGAAGGGTTCGAAGGACGCAGCCAAGAACATGGCGATGATGCGGCTAGACAACATCCACGGCGACTTCGTCAGGCTCACCAGCGCGATAGATGGGGCGGCTATCGCTGTCGGCAAGCACTTGTCGCCCGTCATTCGCCCGCTTGCCAAGCGCCTGACGAAGGCGTTTGGTCCAGGCAGCAAGCTGGTCAATGAGTTCGCTACTGGGCTGCAGGAGGGGATGTGTGGAGCGTTGGGCGTCTTCAAAGGCTTCTACAGTGTAGCTAAGAGCGTAGCAGGGATCTTTGGCGTCAACGTCTCTAGCATGAAGGACTTTATCCGTATCGGGCTGAAAGTCGGAGCCGTAGTCGTTGGGATGAAAGTGCTCGGTGGGGCCATCTCCAGGGTCGCCTTGTTAGCTAAGGGTACGTTCGGGCTGGTGCGCGGGCTTGGCGGGATGCTGGGCAAGTTTGGGGGAGTGGCTGGTAAGCTAGAGGCCATCACGGCTCAGCCAGTCAGGATCACCAACTGGCATGAAGCTTCGATGGCTGGGGGGGTGCCAGGTGTGACTGCGCCAACTACTGCTGGTGGAGGCATGCTAGCCGCAGCTGGGCAGATGGCTGGTGCCGCAGTCGTCATCGCTGGTATTGCTCAAACTATTCGGACTGTCTCCACAGGCAAAGGTCCGATGGGGGAGATGATGGAGAAGACTCTTGCGCGCGCGAAGGCAGAAGAGGCTCGAAGGGAGAGGGAGCATGTTGGTGTCCTCCGCTTTGGCGAGAAGGTCGCTGCTGCATTCGCCAAAGAGAGGAGATTTCAGCAACGCGTTGCTTTCCATGGCGAGGAGTTGCGTAGAGGGGCGAAGGGCGCTCGTGCAAGATTGCAGCAAGCTGTGGCTGAAAAAGCTGGTGGGGATGTCACGCAACTTATACCGACCCTGCTCGCTGCTATCAATCAACTGCCGGAAGAGGTCAGAAAGGGTGCGTCCAAGGCGCAAGTCAAAGCCAGCGTCAAGGTGGAGGCTAGAACGATAGGCAACGCTGCAGAGAACGGAAAGCAGGAGTCGGTGGGCAGGGCGCAAGGCCCGAGAGCTGCCGGAGCCAGGGGCGCAGCAGGGAGGCTGTAGAGCATGCCGAAGGTCAACGTAGGCTGGTCTATCAAGAACCTGGACACGGGCAAGGTGCTCCACCCTCCATACCCGATCGCTGAGGACGGCGTGCGCATCTCGATTGGCGGCACCGTTGTTGACCAGACGCGCTTCGGGATGCAGGACGCTATCTCGCAGTGGATATCGGGACGCGTGCGTGACATCACCTTCATGTCGACCCTGTTCGCCGAGGACACAACAGCCGATATCACGAACCAGTTCGACGATTTCACCAAACTCGCTGAGGCAAACGAGAAGTTGGAGCGCCCCCCTATCTGCGCTTGGACGCTCGGCTCGTGGATGCAAGAGATGGTGCTGGTGATCAGCGTCGACACGCAGATCACGCAGCGCCCAGATGGGCTGCCGCACCGCGTGGAGTTGTCGTTCACGCTGCGCAGGTACGTGCCGTTCTCGCAGCAGCAGATCGATCCTACCAAGCCGTCGAAGGAGAGCTACTACTTGGTGGTGACACGCGCTGAGGCTTGCTACGAGGCGCTGGCGCGCCGGTTCTACGGCCAGCCACTCAAGGGTGACAGGCTGCGCAAGCGCAACCCTGGTGAGCCGATGCGCCCGTCTGCAGGCTCCAAGATCTCCATACCGCCCAAGAGCACGATCCTCCGCGAGGTTGTGCAGCCGGAGTTCCACGCGCTGAGCCTCACCAACGAGGAGGCGACCCGCAACTTCGAGCGCGTGTTGGCGCTCAGAAGCGCGCGCAAGGCGGTGATCTTTGAGTAGGCTGCCTATCGAGCACCACACGCAACTGGGCGATGACCTCGCGCCCAACTTCGACATCTCGATATCGGGCAGGGACGCTAGCAAAGCTTCCGCGCTGTTCGACGCAGTGCGCCCGCTGATCGCTGGCGTGGCCTATGAAGAGGACGAAGAAATGTCCTCCATGTTCGAGCTACATATCGTCAACCAGCCCGACACTTCGCCGGGGCTGCGCGCGAACTGGCGAGCGGTGGTCGACTCGAAGGCGTTCCAGGAGGGCAATACGGTTGATCTGTGGATGGGGTATGGCGGCGTGCGGCAGTACATGGGACGCGTCGATCTCGTTAGGTGGCTGCCGGTGTTCCCATCAGAGGGTCCTGCCACGTTCACGATCAAGGGCTACGACGGGCGCCACAAGATGCAGAACGAGAACCGCGTCCGAGCCAAGAGCACGTTGAAGACCAAACGCAAGGTGGCCTGGCGCGGCATGCCGGACGAGGAGATTGTGCGCAAGATAGCCGCCAAGTATGGCTATGGCGCTGACACCGACCCCACAGAGGTGAAGCGCAGGAGCAAGATAGTAAAGAGGACGTCCACGGTAGAGCGCTATGACGAATCCGGCGCTCCTGTGTTCTACGCGTCGTCAACGCACAAGGTAGTGGAGTCCATCTTTCCCACACGCCCACAGCCTGCAGACATGACGGATTGGGCGTTCCTGCGCAAGCTCGCCAAGATCAACCGCTTCGATCTCTGGGTAGAGTGGAGCGAGACCAAGCGCAAGTACATCGTCAACTTCAAACGCAGACAGGACGCGGGCTCGCCCGAGTACCTGTTCACCTACAACGGTAGGGATGGAAGCCTGATCTCAGCAGAGCCGGACTTCGCTATCCAGGACCAGACCACCGACGTCGAGGTATTCTACTTCGACAAGAAGCGCAAAAAGATCGAACGCACGGTCATCAACGACATCAACCCCGCTGAGGATCTGCGCTTGTCGACAGCGACGGTCGGTAACTTCGAGGCGCGCAAGGAGATCAGCAAAGGTGCGCGCGTCAGGTTCTCAGCGTTTGGGCAGTCGATCGAGGCAATTGCTGATCGCCCCTTCCGCAACAAGAAGGACGCCGAGACCTTCGTGCGCAACTGGTTGAAGGAGAGGGAGCGGGACTTCCTCACCCTGCGAGGCAAAGTCGTGGGGCTAGAGACGTTGCGCCCTCGGCAGATACACCAGTTCGAGGGGCTGAGCACGCGTCTGGGTGGCTTCTATCGGCTAACGCAGGTGCGTCACGAGATGCTACCAGGGCAGCAGTACCAGTGCGCCTTCACCGCCTACAAAGTTCTGTCGCAGGAAGTAGCGAGGCGCGCCAGGACAACAAAGGTGCGTATGACCTCCGCGATGCTGAGCAACATAGGGAAGCGACTCGGCGATTGGGTGAGCTGGACATGAAAACTGACAGCGAAGAGGGAACTGTCTCTAGCGTCGAGGACAAGGCGAAGGCCGGGCGCGTTCTAGTCGACCTGCCATCGATGGAGGGCACGACGTACCCCGAGTGGATAGAGCCCGTGCTGCCCGCTGGGCTGGTCACGATTCCAGAGGTGGGGGAGACGGTGCGAGTGGAGGCACCAGAGGGCGAGCAGCTCGTGGAGTCGCCTGATGAGCTGCGCTACAGCGGGCGCGTCCTCAATGACGCCAACCCCGTGCATGAAGCGTTCCGCGAGAACTACCCGCATATGCACGGGCTACACACACCAGGCGGGCACCTGATCGTCCTAGATGATAAGGACGGCAGCGTGCTGATCAAGAACAAGAACGGCGATCAGCTGAAGCTGAAGGCGAGCGGTGAGGTAGAGCTGTCGGCTGCGCTGCGGGTCAAGCTGAGCGTGAACCTGACAGAGCTGAGCACTGGCCCGCTTGAGCCCGCGATCAAGGCGACGACCTTCAACACGGCGAATGGCGTGATGTTGGGACTACTCACTACGGCTCTGAGCAACCTGGCTGCTGCCATGGGTGCACTGGGGGGCGAGATGGCGCTGGCGCAGCCCACCAGGGATGCATGCAACGCCGCAAACGGCAGCTGCGGCACTGCAGCAATAGGCATAGGCACGTTCTTGGGGTTGATCATGACCTGGACTAGCACGAAGGTTCAGACGGGATGAGTTATGGCGCGAGGTATCCAAATACCACTCAAAACGAGCAACGGGCGCCTGGTGAAGCTTGGCGGCGACGCTTACATCAAACAGTTGATCTTCACTGGCTTGGGTAGTGGCGAGAGCGAGAACCCATTCCAGGATCTAGGGCTCGGCGAGTTCATGATCTTCGACATGAACGATGAGGTATCGGTTAGCGAAATCAGGACACGCGTCATCTACGTGTTCGCCGCGTTGGAAGCTGACCAGCTCGCTAAGCTAGAATCCCTGAAGTTCGACAACGAGCCGGGGCACGAGCGCAGAGCACACTTGACGTACACGAATATCGAGACGCAAGAGCGCAACGAGCTAGAAGTCCCAATCCCTGAGTAAGCAGATCGTGAAATTTACGATCTGAAAGGGGCAACCAAATGAGCGTGATTACAGTCCCAGATGTGGAGTGGGCATCTTTCTACTTCCCGGAGATCAAGAAGTCCCTGTTGAGCTACTTCCGGCGCAACCGTGACGCGCTTGGGCTGACAGACGAGAACGACTACGAGGTACACGTCCAGCTCCTCACGGCCTTTGCGCTCGTTGGGCACTTGAACAACACGCGCCTGGACACGGTCGCTAACGAGTTGCTGTTGGACTCCGCGCATCTATTGGAGAGCGTCAAGCGCTTGCTACGGTTGATCGGTGTCGAGCTAGCCAGCGCAACACCCGCCGTCGTGCCAATGCTGCTGCAGCTGTCGCAGCCGACATCTGTTAGCGTGACCGCCTTCGTGCCGCCGCTGTCGGAGTTCGCCTCGGAGTCGATCCCGCCTATCCCCTATGAGGACTTGGACGGTAGGGATTTGGATCGAACGGATCAGGTCAGTTACGTCTACGCGCTGGAGAAGGTGAAGGAGGGCTCTAGCGGGTTCGTCGACACCTCGGCGCCCGACATCTTCAACAGAAGCGGGGGCGATCCGGCATTCGCTGCCGCAGACGTCAACAGGCACCTGCTCATACCGGACGGAGTGACAGACAACGGTGGCGAGGTGCGCATCGTCGAGTTCCTGAGCGTCGATCAGGTGCGCGTGGTGCGCGTGCCCGGTAGCGTCTCGCCGGGCTTCCAAACCGAGATAGGGCTAGCATACAAGGTGATGGAGTTCAGCACGGACCACGCCACAGACGCCAACGGCGCTGGCACCTTCGCCCCGTGGGCGTCGCCCGAGCAGGGCGATCTCCTGTACGTTGGGCACAAGCACGCTCTCTGGAACCAGCTGAACCTGACGCTTGCCGTAGCCGCGACCAACATGTCGCTGGGGTGCTGGGAGTACTTCGACGACCAACTGTCCAAGTTCAACCCCGACGCCGTCACGGACAACGGCGACGGCACTATCACGCTCCAAGTCAACAGCCTGCTCGGCTCTGCGATTAGGGCCGACGCGACGATCATTGTCGAGCACCTGTTGACGGGCGCAAAGGAGTACGTGGAGAGCGACTACGTGGTTGGGCCGGGCAACACGATCAGGACGCAGACCACGCTAGGGCAGACCACGGTTAGCACGGACTTGGAGGACTACTCGATCACTGCGGACTGGATCCCTGCACCGTCGCAGGTGGATGGTACCGACGCAGGCTCTGGGCCTATGACGCAAGATGGGGCTGTGGAGTTTGATCTACCGCAGGACGCAGAGCAGCACTGGAAAGAGACCGAGGTTAACCTGCTAACGGCGAAGTGGTTGCGCTTCAGGATCATCTCT